ATGGCGGGTTATTTGTCCGGGTTATTCCCCCGTTGTAAAATCTCTCCTAAACTTAACGGTACGGCACCACACTTCGGGGATGAAATGTTCGCGCTGGTACTTTTTGTTTGCTACCTGGATGGCGGTTGTGAAGATATTGTTGTGGATGTCTACAACACGGAACAGCAGTGTCTTTATTCTATGAGCGATCAACGGATCCGCCATGGCGGTTGTTTTCCGATTGAGGATTTTATAGATGGTTTCTGGCGACCTGCACAGGAGTACGGTGATTTTTAATTATTGCAATTGCACAAGAGTCAGTTCTCCCCCAAAGACAGCACCGGTATCAATATAATGCAGGTTGCCAATATCCACGCGATGGCGCAAAGGTGTATGACCAAACCAGAAATGATCAGCACCTGCAATTCCCTGCCCTTTTTGGCGTTCACCTAATCGCGAGCGGCTCCACAAGACCTGATGCAAATCGACGTCCTTTTGCCATTCATAGACATCATCTGGATAATCGGCATGAGCAATAACATGTTTGCCGGTGCGACTGTGTAATTCAAGAATAAAGGGCAAATGCTGACATTTTTCCAGCGCCGTTTTCGCTTGTTTCTGTTGATTATCTGCCAGCGCAATAAACCAGTCGCCGCCATTTATCAACCATAAAGACATCTGCCGGGATGCCAGCGCATCCATCGCCATCTGTTCATGATTGCCTCTTACCGCACGAACCCAATGTTGTTCCAGTAACTGCAGGCAACGTAAACTTTGCGGCCCACGATCGATAACGTCTCCCACTGAGATAAGTAAATCTCGCCACGGATCAAAACGACAATGCCATAATTTGCGGCGCAATTGCTCAAGACAACCGTGTATATCGCCTGAAAGCCAGATATGTCGCCATTGATGACCCGCAATTCTCTGATAAATGGGCGCAGGCTGTTTCATCAATATTTTCCTCCCGCGCTAAAGATCACATAATCTTAACAAGAATGTTAAAAAACGCTGGACTCAGACAGTAGAGTGTGTGTTATGGTTGACTATAAAGTCAGCGAAGGGAATGCTTCTGGCTTTTAACAGATAAAAAGAGACCGAACACGATTCCTGTTTTCGTCAACAAACAAGAAAATCATTTAAAATTAATGTGTTAAACAAAATTACGTTCATCTTTTAATCCCAAACACGTACCATTGCATATTAATACATTCAATTAGTTACCATTTTTTTCGAGTTTTTTAGAGAAATTTTCGGGACTATTTCAGGTCAATCCATGCAGACACAAGCAATCCCTGTATTGAATAATTCCGTAGCAATTATGTAAAATCATCTCCGGCTGATTTTCATTCAAACTCGCGCTATCGAACGTCCATCAGCCAGCCGTGGCACGTTCTTGCATACGACGTGCTGCGGTTTCATTTATCTCCGACCGGAAACTTCTTATACAAAGTCGATACGCCAACATCATAGATGATCGCCACCTTCTGGCGAGGAACTCCTGATGTAATTAATCGTCCGGCCTGTGCCCATTGTTCTGGTGAAAGTTTGGGACGGCGACCGCCAATTCGTCCCTGTGCGCGAGCAGCTTCCAGTCCAGCTTTTGTTCGTTCAACAATCAGTTCACGCTCCATTTCAGCCAGGGCACCCATCACATGGAAGAAAAAGCGCCCCATTGGGGTACTGGTATCAATTGAATCCGTCAGACTACGAAAGTTGATGCCTCGTTCGCGCAACTCCTCCACCAGCACGACAAGATGCCGCATACTGCGCCCCAGTCGGTCCAGTTTCCAGACCACCAGCGTATCACCTGCCGATAATGTCCTGAGCAGTTTTTTCAGTCCCGGCCTTTCGGACTTTGTACCGCTTATCTTGTCTTCAAAAATCAGCTCGCATCCTGCACAGTTCAGCGCATTACGTTGTAGATCTGTGTTCTGGTCATTTGTTGACACACGTACATAGCCAATAAGCATGGTAGCTCTCCCTGACAAAAGCAGGAATGATGCCATTTGCTCGTTATTTCTGTATTTTCATAAACGTTGGTTTAGGAGAAGCGGCGAAAAGGGATGTGGGCACAGGAGATAATCAGATACCTGATATGTCTTACTGGTCTTCCCCATCGGGTGGCGTTAATTTCCCTAATGGATTCCAGATGCGATTCGGTGCTATCGCTGGTAATGGTGGAAAATTATTTTCTACGCCATTTACAAATCAGTGCTATGGCATTGTTTTCGGACAAACATATGCAGCCAACTACTGGATATTCAGCCCGATGTACAGAGCATCTGATCTGAGTAATACCGGTTTTGCATTCATTAACAAAGGCTGGTCTGGAATTCCGGGGACAGGTGCTCAGGACGCTGGTGAATCAGTTTTTTATATTGCAGTAGGGTATTAATATGGAAATGGTTTATAGCGCCTCAAATAATAGTTTTTTCGCTAAAAATGATGCGGCGAAATATGAACAGGCCGGATGGGAACTTGCTGATGTTGTCGAAGTGACATATGACACTTACATGGAATTTATTGAAGACAGAACGTTGCAAGGGAAAGTACGCATCGCGGGTGATGATGGCCTTCCCACCTGGGGGGAAATTCCACCGCCAACTCATGAGGAACAAATTGCCGCAGCCGCGCTGGAAAAGCAGCAATTGATTAATCAGGTCAACGAATACATAAACAGTAAGCAATGGCCTGGTAAAGCAGCGATTGGTCGCCTGAAAGGTGAGGAACTGGCGCAATATAATTTGTGGCTGGATTATCTGGACGCACTGGAGCTGGTCGATACTTCCGGTGCGCCAGATATTGAATGGCCTACGCCTCCGGCAGTTCATGCCAGATGACGTCCGGCGCTGTGCTGGTATCTGTTGCCGTCACCGCGTCAATATAATCCAGCACAGCGTTAAGTCGGGTGTTTTCTGGCTGCGTCAGCTTCCGCCCGGCCTGTAATTTCAGTTGAATCAGACTGATGGAAGCCATTGCAGCATCAATCAGCGACTGGCGCTGTGCTTCTGCCGCTTCTACTGCGGCGCTATGCTGTGCCTCGGTATCCGTCACCCATTTCTCACCATCCCATTTATCGTATGGCGTTAACGGTGAAAGCGTGACATAACCGTCTTTGATGGCACCGATATAATCCACTGTAACAGCTGCGCCATTTTCAGTTGAGTAAACGGTCTCATTGCGATGGTCTTCTTCATGGCTCCATCCCTTACCCGTAAATACTGCCACTTTTCCCGGAATGTTTTCGCTCGGGTCAATACCAGTGGAACAGGCGGGCATACTTACGCCAGTATTAATATATTCATCAGACCAGCCGGTATATTCATACGTTACTGCATTATAATAAAAACAACGCATATCGCCCGGCACTGTAGCCAGCCCATTTTCATCAAAAAGGTTTCATTATTTAGCCCTCACCAGAAAGTTAAATGCAATATTTCGTGGACGGGTTTCTGTACCTACATTTCCACTAATTTCACCATAACGTTTAACACTACGAGG